TCACCTGATGGCTCTTGAGCCACACAAGGTAGAGGAGTACGAGGTGATTGAGGTGCAGAGCAAGAACGCAAAGGCGTGGCAAGATGCGAAAGGAAAGCGCAACATCTGCACCCGTAAGGAGTACAACGAAGCCCAACGCATCGCTGATGCGCTCCTACGCAACGAGTACTTCCTGTCTATGATTCAGGGCTGCGAGTTTGAGCAACCTGCGATAGGTATGATTGAAGGGATGCCGTTCCGTGCGAAGGCTGACATCATTGCAGATGGCTTCTTGGCTGACCTTAAAAGTACGCAAGACCTCCGTGCCTTCCCCCATTCAGCTCGCAGATATGGCTATGACGTTCAAGCGTTCATCTACACTCGCTTATTCGGAATACCCATTGACAAGTTCTACTTCATCGCCATTGATAAGAGCAGCTTGGATGTGGGCATCTACTCCATCACTCCCGAGTTCGTAGCAGAAGGCGAAAGAAAAACGCTTGAGGCCATCCAACTGTATAAGCAGTTCTTCATCTTGGGTGAGGACTTGGACTCATACACCATCTTCGGAGAACTATAAGGGGTCGAATTCGACCCAATCAAACCGAGAAGCCTGATGCGGTTAAATGAGGGCAAACAAAACCAATTAAATTTTAGAGAGATGAAGAAGATTATTTTTGAAAATGAAGTGAAGCTACAGACTCCAATGCAACAGCTCTTCAAAGAGGTGAAGTCGCAGTATTATGAGTCAACCGATGAGTCAGTTAGAAATGAGCTTGCTCGTATTTACTTTGCAATCAAAGATGTATACCTCAATAAAGAGAAATCAATGATTGAGGATATTCATACTGATGCTCGTGAATGTCACGTTGTTTCAAGTATGACTGCAAAGGAATTCTACAACGAAACATACGCCTAATAGAAATGAGAACTCCGCCCGCTTATAGCGCATTAGGATTCAGCAAGCGGAATGCAACCGCCCTGATTAACGGAGTCTTTTTCTTTAACACAAAAGAGAAATGAACTACGACTTTGAAACCGAACTTAAGATTCTGATTCTTGATTCAGAACTCAAGTGGCTCCGCACAGGTGATGAGGGTTTCCTTGACCAACTCCAAGCCTACAAGCGTGTAAATTACCTGTATAAGAAATACCAATGAAAGCAACACTTGAATACAACCTACCCGATGAACAAGATGAGTTTGAGAAGGCCGTCAACGGAGGCAAGTACGCCTACATCATTTGGGAACTTGACCACTTCTTAAGAGCCAACACCAAGTACGCACCTGACTCAATGCCTGATGAGGTTCACAAAGCCTACGAGGATACAAGAGACAAGCTACGTTCATTACTAACTGAAAACGACTTATCGATATGAGAGACCAATTTATGAGGATAGCGATGGCACGCCTCCGCAAGACCTATCCCTTCAAACCACAACGCAGAGCAGTTGCTGCTCGTATGTGGGTGGAACATCTTGAGCGTTATGCTATGCGTGATTGGGCAAGAAACGAAGAACTCAAAGTCAAGCAAGAGCAATGGGCTATGAATGAGGAGAAGATGAACAAACGTATGGACATCATCGGAACCAACGGCAACGAAGGCGAACACTATGAATAGACCCTTTGTTATTGCTTTTCACAAGCCCAATTCAGGCGTGTCCTATCACCGAGTGTTCGCCCCTTTGATTTGCCATCAAGAGGCGGACATTTATTTTGTAGAGAAGATCACGGACGTAGACCCTGAGGTATGGCCTAAGGTCACTCACGTCTTCGCTTCACGGGCATTCCCTGTGGAGCCGTTTGATGACTTTGTAATCCTGTGCAAGCGTGAGGGCATCAAGCTCATCGTTGATCAGGACGATTGGTGGGTGCTACCTCCGACCCATCCGTTGCGTGGCATCTATGCCGACAAGATGAAAGACCGCATCATCCGGTCGCTCAAAGTAGCTGACGAGGTATGGGTCACCAACAAGCACCTTGCCTCAAAGGTCAAGCGGTATAACCGCAACATCCGAATCATCCCCAATGCGATCAGCGTTCCCACTTGGCAGGTGAACCGCAAGCCGAGTGACAAAGTACGCTTTGGCTACATCGGAGGCAACCACCATCAGATTGACGTGCGTGAGTCAACCATTGACCTCACGGGGTACGAGGCGTTTGTTGCTGACGTGGACAACTACCCGCAGATGATGAAGGCCAAGACCACCCTCAAGACCTTTCCGCCTGTGGCCTACCATAAGCTTTACGACTTCTTTGACGTGAGCCTTGTGCCGCTTTCAACATCCGAGTTTGCAAAGTGTAAATCGCACCTGAAGATGCTTGAAGCAGGATTCAGCAAATGCGCCCTGATCATAAGCAAGACAGAACCCTACCTGCCATACATCACAAAGGACAACTGCATTGCCATCTCTCACCCATCTGAATGGGCGGGAGCAATCAAGAGACTAAACGACAACCCCAACCAAGTTGCTGATATAGCGGAATCGTTATACGAGTTCGTTCAAGACTACACTATGACCAAAATGAATGAACTCCGATGCTTTACATCGTAACCCCTTGCTCACGTCCTCAAAACCTCAAGAGGATAAAACAGTACATCCCTCCCTACGCAACGTGGGTAGTGATGATGGATGCCTCTACCAACCACAAAGAAGCAACAGGCGCAAGCGTAACCCACTACTCAAAGAACACGGGTAATTGGGGACATCCACTACGCAACGAGTTCCTTGACCTGTACCAAGACCAATTCACGCAAGATGATTGGGTGTACTTCTTGGACGATGACAACATCCTGCATCCGAAGTTTATCGTTGAATGGAACAACATCAACTCCCTTGACTCATCCATCGTGACGTGGGGACAAGAGGGCCGGTTACGGCCTACCGATCAACCGAAGGTTGGCAACATTGACACGGCTTGCTTTATGTTTAAGCCATACCATTTGCCTACCTTGCGCTTTGATATGACTTACGAGGCAGACGGTATCTTTGCACAGGCAGCAGCAAAGCAAGGCACCCTCATCTGCGTAGACCAATACCTCTGCTACTACAACGCACTCAAATGAAAACGACCTCACAAATAGACGGGTGGTTTAACCACCAAGCAGCATACGACTTTCTGCTTAACGCAATGCCCAAAGACGGAACCTTCGTTGAGTTGGGTGCTTGGCTCGGCAAGTCCTCATCCTACCTATGCGACAAAGCAACAGACCAAAAAATAATAATTGTTGACTCATTTAAGGGAACGGCAGAATACTTGGACTCGTACTACAAGCTCGCAAAGACCAAAGACATCTACCAACTGTTCTTGGAGAATATGGGTGACCGCAAGTACACCGCCATCAAAGCAACATCTAAAGCAGCAGCACGCAAGTTCAAAGCCGAGTCATTAGACGTGGTATTCATAGACCTTGACCATTCCTACGAAGCAGTCAAAGAGGATATCAAGCTATGGCTTCCCAAAGTAAAAAAGGGAGGCTACATAGCAGGAGACGACTACCACGAAAATTGGAAGGGAGTAATCCAAGCAGTAGACGAGCTACTCCCACACGCCACCTTCATTGACGATTGTTGGATTTACCAAAAATGAAGAACCACACAAAGGTCTACCTAAAAGGGATGGGCTACGACACCACCGATTGGATTCCCTGCGAGGTATGCCAATCAAAGGCCGTAGACATCCACCACATCGAAGCTCGTGGGATGGGAGGCTCAAAGGAGGCAGACACCATCGGCAACCTGATGGCCTTGTGCCGTGCGTGTCATAACGCCTTCGGAGACAAGACCCAACACAAAGAGATGCTGAAAGCAACACACAACCACCATCTCGCAAAGCGGGTTATTTAGAAAACATCCAAATAGAACTATGCCAAAAGGAAACCCCAACCTCGTAAAGGGAGGCCCAAGTCTCAACCCCGCAGGCAGACCCGCAGGCATCCCAAACAAAAGCACCAACAAGATTCGTGAGGCGTTCCAAAAGTTGATTGAGGACAACCTTGAGAATATGACCATTTGGCTCACGCACGTGGCAGCCGATGACCCGAAGGGTGCGCTTGACCTATTGAACAAGATGGCGGAGTACACGACACCCAAGCTCGCAAGAGTCGAGAACTCACACGAGGTATCGGATGAGCTAACCCAAATCAAGGTAGAGATTGTCCGTTCTGCAAGTCAAGACAAGTGAGCTATTTGAGCGCAACTATACTGCGCCCACTCGCATAGTCGTAAATCAAGGCGGTAGCCGTTCAGGCAAGACCTACTCGCTTTTGCAGATGCTTATCGTTATGGCAATGCAAGAGAAGGGAAAGGTGTACTCTATCGTGCGTAAATCGCTACCATCGTTGAAGATGACTGCGTACAGGGACTTCTTTGAAATCCTACGCAACCTTGACCTGTACGATGAGGCACGCCATAACAAGAGCGACTACACCTACACCCTCAACGGCAACCTCTTTGAGTTCATCAGCCTTGACCAACCGCAGAAGAAACGAGGTGCAAGACGTGACTACCTATTCTGCAACGAGGCAAACGAACTGTCTTGGGAGGACTTCTTTCAGCTCTTGGTTCGTACAACGGGCAAGATATGGATTGACTACAACCCATCAGATGCGTTCCATTGGATTTACGACAGGCTCCTGACCCGTGACGATGTCACGTACATACAAAGTACCTACAAGGACAACCCGTTCCTTGACAAGTCCATCGTAGAGGAGATTGAACGCCTCGCAACAACCGATGAGGACTATTGGCGCATCTACGGCTTAGGTGAGCGTGGTATGAGCCGTGCTACCATCTTTCAGTTCGGGAATGCAGAAGTCCCACAGGATGCAACGCTGCTCGCCTATGGGATGGACTTTGGTTACACCAACGACCCAACTGCACTTGTGGCAGTTTACAAAGCAGGAGACAACCTGTACCTTGATGAACTCATCTACCAAACGGGACTAACCAACCCCGACATCAGCAACCACCTCAAGTCCCTAAACCTTGACCGGAGGTCAGAGGTATTTGCTGACTCTGCTGAACCCAAATCTATTGAGGAGCTGCATCGTATGGGATGGAACGTGAAACCCACGCAGAAGGGCGCAGATAGCGTCATAGTGGGCATTGACGTGCTGAAGCGTCACAAGATATTCGTAACCCCACGAAGCAGCAATCTAATCAGGGAAATGCAGAACTACAAATGGGTAGAAGACAAGAACGGAAACCTCTTGAACAAGCCCATAGACGCATTCAATCACGCTATTGATGCGGTGCGCTACGCCACCTACAACAAGATCAGCCGTCCGAACTACGGACGCTATGCCATACGTTAAATCCAAAAGGTTATTTTAGAGATGAAGCTCATTGTTCCAAATAAGATGAGCGAGATTAAACTCGCAGACTAGCAGAAGTTCGTTCGCCTTGAAGGCGATGACGAGTTCCTGTCTCGCAAGGCCGTTGAGATCTTCTGCGACCTGAAGATGGATGTCATCCTTCAGATGAAGTCATCGAGCCTCACGAGCGTCACAAGCATCTTGATGAACGCCTTTGCCGAGAAGCCTGCGCTCACGCAGAAGTTCACCATCGGCAAACAAACCTTTGGCTTCTTGCCATCGCTTGAGGAGATCACCGTTGGTGAGCTGAATGACGTTGACCAATACATCAGCGATTGGAGTCAGATGCACAAGGCGATGGCGGTTCTCTACCGCCCTGTGGTTGCAACATTCGGCAACCGGTACGAGATAGAAAAATACGAAGGCTCTGACAAGTACGCAGAGCAGATGAAGGAGATGCCACTTGATGTGACGATAGGTGCGATGCTTTTTTTTTGGACTTTAGGAAAAGATTTGTCAGTCGCTTCCCTGACCTCTTTGGCGAAGGAGGAGGAGATGAATTTGACCCCGCTGCTCAATTTTCTAAAAAGTGGGGATGGTTTCCCATCTACCATCAGCTCTCAGGAGGTGACCCCTTAAAGATTGAGCAGGTATCAAAAATGTCAGCATCATTCGCATTCACCTACCTGACCTTTGAAAAAGACCGCATAGAGACCGAGAACAAGATTCTAAAGAAACAACTGAAACGATGAGACAATTCTACGACATCACCCAAAAGCTCAAGGACACCCTTGAAGCGCATAGCCAAGTCAACGTAGTGACCTTTGGCGATGTGTACGATGTAGACCTCAACAAGCAGACCATCTTTCCCCTGAGTCACATTATGATCAACCAAGCGTCCTTTGAGGG